TAATGGTAATAGAGGGTATATTCTTGGAGGAGCAGTAGGAAGTGCACCTGGACCAGGTACAAATAAAATAGAATCTATAATAATAAACACATTAGGTAACGCGTCTGATTTTGGAGATCTTACAACTTCTGATCATAGAAGTGGTTTTGGTAGTTCTAACTCGACAAAATCTATTGTAGCTGGAGGTGGAAACCCATCTAACATAAATGTTATTTCATGTATGATAAATAATAGTTTAGGTAGTGCACATGATTTTGGAGATTTAACCGCAAGCACACGAAGAGGGTCTGCAGTATCTAATGACACTAGATGTGTATTTGGGGGAGGTCTTACTCCAGGAATTGTAAATGTAATTAGTTATGTAACTATAGCTGAACAAGGTAATGCAACAGACTTTGGAGATTTAACTACAGCAACTGGAGATATGGCTGGTGGACTTAATTCAACAACAAGAGGTGTTTTTGCAGGAGGAGCAACTCCAAGTAAAGCAAATACAATTCAATATATAACAATTGCTTCAACAGGTAATGCAACTGACTTTGGTGATTTAACACAAGCTAGACAATTTTGTGCAGGAGTATCTTCTTCTACTAGAGGAGTTGTTAGTGGTGGTAATTCCAGTCCTACAAGTCCAACCGATGTTATGGACTACATAACTATTTCCTCAACCGGTAATGCTACTGATTTTGGAGATATGACTACTATATTTGATGATAGTGGTTTTATGGGAGTTAGTAATAGTCTTAGAGGAGTTTGGTCAGGTATATGTGCTCCATCAAATGGAACAAGAAGCACTATTATGGAATATATAACTATAAGCACCACAGGTGATACCCTTGATTTTGGTGATCTAACAGTGGCTACCAATTTTGGAATGGCATCAAGTGATGGTCATGGAGGTTTAAGTTAATGTCTATAAATAAAATTAAAGATAATTACAATAACAGAAGAGCGTTTACGACAAGACCTGATAGAGCAATTGAGATGGCTGGTTTTGACCCAAGTGCTTCAAAAGATGGCACTACGTTTCAAATGGCTTCTGGTGGAACATCAACCGACTTTGGAGATCTAACAAACAATCGTACTTTAGCAGGAGGCATGACCGCATCCTCTGCAACTAGAGCATTGTTTTATGGAGGTGAAGTTCCTGGTGCTAATTCAACTGATGTGGATTCTATGGAGTTAGCCTCAACAGGTAATGCGTCAGATTTTGGTGACTTAACTGTGGCTAGAGGTTATTCTGCTCAGACAAGTAATGGAACAAGAGCTATATGTGCTGGTGGTGTTTCACCTGTGATAAACACTATTGATTTTGCATCTATTGCTCAGATGGGAAACTTCACAGATTTTGGAGATTTGACAGTTGCGAGAAATGCAATAACTGGAATTTCTAGTCCTGTAAGAGGAGTGTTTGCTGGTGGTACAGATGGCACATCACCATCACCTGCGTATAAAAACGACATGGATTTTATTACAATTAATTCAACAGGTAATGCATCTGATTTTGGAGATTTATCAGGATACTCAGGTTATATGAGTGCTGCTAATGATTCATCGGGAAAAGGATTTTTTATAGGTGGTGCTGCATCACCAGCAACTAAAAATAATGAATCTACAGATGTTTTTACATTTGCAACAACAGGTAATGCTAGTGACTTTGGTAATTTAACACAACCGACAAGAGTCGCTGCTAGTGCTTGTCAAGGTACAACCGCATTAACTATGGGTGGTGCAAACCCATCTTACAATAATGTCATACAAAGATTTGTTATGCCTTCATTAGGTAATGCAACAGACTTTGGTGATTTAAGTAGAAGTGTAGGAGATAACAAAGGTGGATGTGGTTCTCATGATGGTATTGATTGGGGTTCAGTTGCTGTGCAACGTCCATCAGTAATCTATATGCCTGGATCAGGGAGAATAATTTCAAACGGTGGTAATGCTCCTGATGGTGGTCAAATGGAATTCATTACTATTTCAACACTTGGAAATGGTGTTGACTTTGGTGATAGTGCAGGTGGTAACACAAGAGCTTATTGTGGAGCCACTGCAAATGCAACAAGAGCTATGTTTATGGGTGGAGATACACCGAGTAAAACAGATTTAGTAGATGCTGTTGACTTTGCTTCACGAGGTAATTCATTTGATTTTGGAAATTTAACTGCAACTACAGGAACATCACAAGGTTGTGCTAGCACAACACGTGCTATTAATGCAGGAGGAGTAAGTGGATCTTATTCAAATATAATTGAGTATGCTGCTTTTGCAGCGGCTGGAAACTTCACTGATTTTGGAGATCTTACTGCTACTACTGGTGGACCCGCTGGTGCTAGTTCTCCTACAAGAGGTTTGTTTATGGGAGGATACACTCCTAGTGCTGACAATAAAATAGATTACATTACAATATCGTCAACAGGTAATGCAACTGACTTTGGTGATTTAACAGAAAATATTATCTATGCAGCTGGAGGTGCGTCTTCTACAAGAGCATTAAGAATGGGAGGAGCTACTGTTAACGTAATAGATTATGTAACAACAGCCTCAACAGGTAATGCAACAGATTTTGGTGATCTAACAGTTGCAAGAGGATCTTTAGGAGGAGGTTCTAGTAACACTAGAGCTTTAGCACTTGGTGGTGCTGCTCCTGGTGAATCCAATGTTATGGATTTTGTAACAATTGCTTCTACAGGTAATGCTGCAGATTTTGGAGACATGACTGCAACTAGAGGTTATTTTTCTTCAGCAAGTGATGCACATGGTGGTTTACAAAGCTCATAGAATAGTGTAGTATCCTACAAAATGAAAGAAGAATTATTACAATTGTTTCCTACACCTTTATTAATTGTACCTTATGAAGAACCAATTGATAAAGAATTAGCATATTTAAAAACCATTAGTTATCGTGAGCAACAACAAAACGGTAATTATAGATCTGATGATTCGTACCTATTACACAAAGAAGAATTAAAAAACATAAAAAACTTTTTGGGTGAGGCCGTAGATAAATTTACCAAAAACGTTTTAAACTCAAAACAAAGATTAGTGATCACTCAGTGTTGGGCTAACAGAAATCCAAAAGGGTCCAAGCATCATGAACACGTGCATCCAAACAGTATCATATCTGGCGTCATGTATTTTCAGATAAATGAGAAACTACCACCCATACAGTTTGCAAAAACAAATCAAGATGCGATAAAACTAGACCCAGAAAAATATAATCATGTAAACTCTGAGTCTTTTTTACTACCTTGCAAACCGGGTGAGTTAATATTATTTCCATCATCACTAAGACATAGCGTGCCAATTAATCAAGGTGATGAGGACAGAATCAGTATGTCATTTAATACTTTTAGTATAGATGCATTGGGATCAGAACAAGCTTTAACACATTTAGATATAAGGAGGATGATGAATGAGCACAATTAAAGACTACATAATGGTGGTTAACGCTATACCAAAAGAGGTATGTGAGACATTAATAGATGAATGCAATAATGGCATTTGGCAAAAGCATAAATGGAATAACTATGCTTCGGGAACTTTTGAATCAGAACCCACAAAGGAGTTAGATGTCATGCCCTGCACCAAGGAGCAACAGGCAAAGATAACGCCCTACTTAGTTAAAGCATTAGGTGAGTATCAGGAAAAGAACAGCACGCCGGGAGAGAAGACTCAGGGACCATGGCTCACTAAATTTAGTCCCATACGTTTTAACAGGTATCAGGTTGGCACTATGATGAGAGAACATTACGATCATATACACAGTATATTTGATGGTCAGATGAAAGGTGTGCCTTTGGTATCCATCGTGGCTAATCTAAATGAGGACTATGAGGGCTCTGAATTCTATTGCAGAGGAGAGAAAATTGAGTTAAAAACAGGTGATATACTGTTATTTCCATCTAACTTTATGTACCCACATGAGGTTAGAGAGACTACAAAAGGCACCCGTTACTCCTTTGTAAGCTGGGCCTTTTAATATATAATGAGGTCATATGTTACAAAAGATAGGTTTTCTTCCTGGTATCAACAAACAAATTACAGCCACAGGCGCTGAAGGTCAGTGGACAGACTGTGATAATGTCCGTTTTCGTTATGGGACTCCCGAAAAAATAGGAGGTTGGAAACAATTAGGAGATGATAATTTAACAGGTGCAGGAAGAGGTCTTCACCACTTTGTAAATACTTTAGGTAGAAAGTACGCTATCATAGGCACAAATAGAATTCTATATGCATTTTCAGGTGGTGTATATTATGATATACATCCCATTAAATCTACGACAACGCTCACAAGTGCTTTTAGCACGACCAACGGATCACCAACAGTTACCATAACTTTTAGTGGTGCCCACAGTATTAGTGCTGGAGATATAATATTATTAGATAATTTTTCATCCATAACAAACTCTAATTTTGCATCTGCAGATTTTGATGATAAAAAATTTATGGTAACAACTGTGCCTACAAACACAACCATCACCGTTACAATGCCAGGTAATGAGTCTGGATCAGGTGCAACTACATCCGGTGGTATAAGAGTACAACACTATTATCCAGTGGGGCCCGCTGTACAAGCAAAAGGTTTTGGTTGGTCACTAGGATCATGGGGTGGTGAGGTATCAGGTGAACCTGCTACAACTTTACAAAACGGTATCAATAGCTCTGTGACTTCAGGAATAATATTAGCAGACTCATCACAATTTCCAACAGCAGGTACGAATTTTATAATTATAGAAAGTGAGGAAATATCTTACACAGGTATTTCAGCAACAGGGGAACTAACAGGTGTTACGAGAGGTGTTGCGGGAACAACAGCAGCTGCTCATAGTGCAGGTGTTACCATAACTAGTTCTACTAATTTTGTGGCATGGGGTGAAGCTGCATCAGGAGACTTAGTTCTTGAACCAGGAATGTGGTCATTAGATAATTTTGGTGATAAGGCTATTTGTTTAATTCACGATGGTGCTGTTTTCTCTTGGGATTCTAGTTTGTCAAATGCGACAGATACAAGAGCAACAATTATCACAGGAGCACCAACCGCATCAAGACATATGTTAGTATCCACACCAGATAGACACTTAGTTTTTTTTGGAACAGAGACAACCATAGGTGATACTAGCACACAAGATGATATGTTTATTAGATTCTCTGATCAGGAA